TAACAGTTATAGCAACTCAAGAAGTTGAGGACGCTAAACCAATGTACAAGCAAGTTAATAATGAGAGATTGGAATTTTCACAAGCTGATTATGACCAAGCTATTATTGATAGAGCTAACTCTAAGTGGAACGACCAACAGTTTGGTTATATTCAAGCTAGACAAGAGGCTTATGGTTCTATTGCAGACCAGTTAGATATGATGTACTGGGATGGCGTTAATGGAACTACTGTTTGGGCAGACCATATAGCACAAGTCAAATCTGATAATCCAAAACCTGTTTAAACTTCTGTGCTACAATCTTTCTTATGGACTTCATAATAGGATTTTTAATAGGTTATTTTTTAAAAGAGATTAGTTCTTATATTAAAAGATTAAGCCAATGGGATTGGGATAATCGTTCATCCTTTGATAAGGAATGGGATTTTATTTCACTTAGAGAGGATGACCTACCATAATGTCTAACGAAAAATATAGTAATGGCTTCACACAGAAGGAATTAAATATAATGATATTAGAAAAGTTAGACAAGATAGAAAATCAATTAGATACAAAATTAGATAAGTCAGAGTTTCATAAGATACTAGGATTAGTAGGAACAGTAGCTATAGTTATAGCTGCGTTTATAATGTAAGAATGAATATTATAGCTAGAGATATGTGGGGTGCTAAACCTAATAAGACAAAGTTTAGTAAGCTAGGAGAAGTCAAAGGTTTAGTGGTACATTGGTCTGCTTATCCTATAGCTGTAGGTAATCAAGCAGAGATGGACCAAGTTAAGAAGATACAAGCTCTACATCAAAACGATAGAGGTTGGAACGACATAGCATATAATTTTTTAGTAGGAGATACAGGTCAGATTTATGAAGGCAGAGGTTGGGGTAACAGAAGTGCTGCACAAGGTGGCAATAGTAGGGAAGAAATTAACTTTAATAACAAGCATTATGTTGCTGTGTGTTGGTTGGGTGGTGTCAATCCTACAGACAAGCCATCAGATAAAGCTATTGAATCTGTTAAGTGGCTCTACTCACAAGTCAAAGGAGAGTTAAGACCACACTCCTCGTTTAAACAAACTGCTTGTCCTGGAGATGCTTGGCGACAATGGATTATTGAATGGGATAAAGTAGATACTTCATTATTAAAGAGTACTACTAACATAACTGCTGAAGATTTATCTAATGCAACAGGTCCAGAGATGATACATCCACAATTTATTCAAAGAAAATTAGATACAATTATTGCTAAACTAGAGAATATAGAAAATAAATTAAAGTTAGGAAGAATAATACAATGAGCGAAGAATATAAAATTGTTTTAGAGAAAACTCTTTGGACATTTGTTCAAGCATTTCTTGGTGCTTTAACTGTTGCACCATTAGTTGGACTTGATGTCAATGCTATTCAACTTGCTGCACTATCAGGTGCATCTGCTGCTTTAGTAGTTGTCAAGGAATTTGCTAAGAAAAAATTAAGTAAGTAGAAATAGTCCTGTCAACTTGTTATACTAGCCATAACAGAAAGGGCTGCGTATGAAAGATAAAAAAGACTTAGGAAATAATTACTTTCGTTCAGGTTGGCAACCATCAGCAGAGTTTGATGAGCAATCTGGCGTAGGTGAAATCACACACATTGGGACTGACCCCAATTATAAATCTAAATTTGATTCAATATTAAGAGAATGGGGGTTTGACCCTGCTGTTTATGAGATAGATGGAAAAGTAAGAGCATCATCTTGGAACGCACAACTCAAAGGTGGACAGGTTGAAACCTTTTATGCCTTTAAAGGAGTAGTCAGAAGGAAGCATCCTGCTCGTGATGAGTGGTTTGATGTTCTATTAAAGGAAGTATCTAAGAAAAAAGCTCTAAAGAAAAAGAAAATCACTAGCAGTCAAGCGTTCATATGGTGTATGAGTGACTGGCAGCTAGGAAAAGATGACCTAGGAGTAGAAAATACCCTTAAACGCTACGATTTGGCACTTCAGAGAGGAGTAGAGCAGGTTAAGGCACTAGGTGGCGTAGATGAAATTTATTTGCTTTCTATGGGCGATTTAACAGAAGGTTGTTATGGATTTTATGACTCACAAGCCTTTAATATATCTCTCACACTCCAACAGCAGTATCATCTAGCAAGAAAACTAATTATGAAAACTGTTGATACATTTTTACCATATGCAAACAAGATAACTTTGTCTGGAGTACCTGCTAA